CACGGTAAATCTCAGCTCGTGTCTATTTACTTCCCGGCGTGGTTCCTAGGTAAATACCCTAATAAAAAAGTCTTGATGGTGTCCCACACCACAGATCTGGCCGTAGATTTTGGCCGTAAAGTGCGTAACTTAATTGATTCCGACCTGTACAAACAGATATTTCCCGGAGTAACTTTGGCGTCTGACAGTAAGTCAGCGGGCCGGTGGAACACAAACTTTGGGGGTGAGTACTTTGCTTGTGGTGTTGGCTCCGCCTTGGCGGGACGCGGTGCTGACCTGCTATTAGTAGACGACCCACACAACGAGCAAGACATCATTAACGGGAACTTTAGTGTGTTTGAGAAAGCCTACGAGTGGTTTACTTATGGCGCACGTACTCGTCTGATGCCCGGTGGGCGAGTGGCAATTGTGCAAACTCGCTGGCACCAAGATGACTTGACTGGGCGCGTGACTCGGGACATGGGGCAAAACGAGGGCTCAGATCAGTACAACGTCGTAGAGTTCCCAGCCATACTAGATGTAGAGACCAAGGCTGGGGACATTATTCAGAAGCCCCTGTGGCCTGAGTTCTTCGATATGGCTGCGCTGCTGCGCACCAAGGCGTCAATGCCCGTGTTCCAGTGGAACTCGCAGTACCAGCAGAATCCGACATCCGAGGAAGCCTCAGTCGTTAAGCGTGAGTGGTGGAACATTTGGAGTGAAGAAGATCCGCCCAAGTGCGAGTACATCATCATGTCACTTGACGCTGCGGCAGAGACTCACAACAGGGCTGACTTTACGGCGCTTACCACGTGGGGGGTGTTCCTGAATGAAGAGACCTCGGCGTACAACATCATTCTGCTAAATTCGATCAAGAAGCGTATGGAGTTTCCGGCCCTAAAAGCCATGGCATTAGAAGAGTATGCTGAGTGGGAACCCGACGCGTTCATCGTAGAGAAGAAGTCCGCCGGTACCGCGCTCTATCAAGAAATGCGTAGGATGGGTATTCCTGTGGGAGAATTTACACCTCATAGGGGTAGCGGTGACAAGTTAGCGCGGTTAAACTCTGTATCAGACATTGTGGCGTCGGGTATATGCTGGGTTCCGCAAACCCGGTGGGGGGAAGAAGTGATTGAAGAAATTGCTGGATTTCCGTTTATGAGCCACGATGACTTGGTGGACTCGACAGTAATGGCGTTAATGCGGTTTCGCCAAGGCGGTTTCATTCGGCTACCATCCGATGAACCAGATGAAATTAAGTATTTTAAGTCGCGTAGGCGTGGCGGGTATTATTAACAAGGATAGATCATGGCAACAAGTTCAATGGATAAGGGTCTTTACGCTGCCCCGCTTGGGCGTGACGAAGAAGAAGATGTCGGTGTAGAAATTGGCATCGAAGCAGTCTTACCACTAGATGATGAATCGGGTATCGAGATTGAAGAGTTAGAAGATGGTGGGGTTGAGATTAGTTTTGGCCCATCAAAAAATGACGACGAAGAAGGTGAGTTTGGTGAAAACTTAGCTGAGCTTCTTGATGAAAGCGTGCTAGAAGAGTTGTCCACGGAGCTGATTGATCTTGTCGAAGCCGACGTTGGGTCACGTAAAGAGTGGGCCGACACATTTGTTAAGGGCCTTGACGTGCTAGGCTTTAAGTACGAAGAACGCACAGAGCCGTGGGACGACGCATGTGGCGTGTACTCTACAATCCTTGCCGAAGCCGCAATTCGGTTCCAAGCCGAAACTATGAGCGAGACGTTTCCAGCAGCGGGGCCGGTAAAGACAAAGATCCTTGGTAAGGTTACCAAAGAGAAAGAAGAAGCTGCTGAGCGCGTGCGCACAGACATGAACTATCAGCTTACCGACCGCATGGTCGAGTACCGCCCTGAGCATGAGCGCATGTTATATAGCTTGGGCCTTGCAGGTAGCGCGTTTAAGAAGGTCTACTTTGACCCCGGCATGGGACGTCAAGTATCTATATACGTACCCGCAGAAGATGTAATCGTACCCTACGGCGCGTCAAACATTGAACAGGCCGAGCGTGTAAGTCACGTTATGCGTAAGACAAAGAACGAGATGAAGCGCCTGATGTCGCAGGGCTTCTACCGTGACATTGAGTTAGGTGAGCCGGAATCGTTTCCGTCTGATATTGAGAAAAAGAAGGCTGAAGAGGGTGGCTACTCAATAACAAGTGACGAGCGCTATACCGTGCTTGAGATACACGCCGACCTGTGTATCGAAGGGGTTGATGATGCCGAAGACGACTTAGCTAAGCCGTACGTTGTGACGATTGAGCGTGGCACTAATGAAGTGTTGGCTGTACGTCGTAACTGGGACGAGGAAGATCCGCTGACATTAAAGCGCGACCACTTTGTGCACTATGTATATGTGCCGGGCTTCGGGTTCTATGGATTAGGTTTGATCCACATCATTGGGGGTTACGCACGCGCGGGCACAGCCCTCATCCGTCAGCTAGTTGATGCTGGTACTTTATCAAACTTACCGGGGGGTTTGAAGTCCCGTGGGTTACGCGTCAAGGGCGACGACACACCGATTGCTCCGGGCGAGTTCCGTGATGTAGATGTACCGTCAGGTAACATCAAAGACAACATCATGATGCTGCCATATAAGGAGCCGTCGCAAACCCTGCTAGCCCTGCTGCAACGGATAACGGACGAAGGCCGACGCCTCGGCGCCATCAGTGATATGAACGTGTCCGACATGAGCGCTAACGCGCCGGTTGGTACAACACTCGCACTGTTAGAGCGTCAGTTAAAGCCGATGGCTGCGGTCCAGTCTCGTGTGCACTACGCCATGAAGTTGGAGTTTAAACTCTTAAAAGGCATCATCGCCGAGTACGCCCCCGAAGACTATCAGTACGAGCCAGACTCTGGCCTAGCGCGCGCCCGCAAGGACGACTACGCGATGGTGGATGTGATTCCTGTAAGCGACCCCAACAGCTCAACAATGGCGCAGCGTGTGGTGCAGTATCAAGCTGTGTTCCAGATGGCGCAGTCTGCCCCGCAGATTTACGACTTGCCGTACCTACACCGTCAGATGATTGAGGTGTTGGGCATCAAGAACGCGGACAAGATAGTACCAACGAGCGAAGACCAGAAGCCTCGCGACCCCGTGTCAGAGAACATGTCGATTCTCATTGGTAAGCCAGTAAAAGCGTTTATTTATCAAGACCACGAAGCGCACATTACTGCTCACCAGTCGTTTATCCAAGACCCAATGATCGCTCAGACTATTGGGCAGAACCCGATGGCGCAAGGCATGATGGCTGCTATGCAGGCGCACATTGCTGAGCACTTAGGCTTTAGCTACCGCAAACAGATAGAAGAACGACTTGGCGTACCCCTGCCTGCACCCGATGAGCAGATGCCCGAGGATATGGAGATCCAGTTGGCGCGCTTGGTTGCAGACGCAGGTAAACAACTTACGCAAGCGCATCAGCAACAGCAAGCTCAAGAGCAAGCCCAGCAACAAGCTCAAGACCCGATGTTTCAGCTTCAGCAAGCCGAAGTACAGATCAAACAGTCCGAAGTGCAGCGCAAACAGCAAAAAGACCAAAACGACGCACAAATTGCTGGGGCTAAACTCCAGTTGGAGCAGCAACGCGTGCAAATCGAAGCGCAAAAAGAGGGTGCTCGCCTGCAATCGCAAGAGAAACAAAACAGTGCCCGACTCAATACTCAAGAGCGCCAACAGCAGGCTAAGCTGAAACTGGACGCGCTCAAGATGCTCGCTACTCCGAAGCAACAGCCAAAGAAAGGCTAAACCATGGCCAAAACCGTCTATGACGTGCTAATTCAAAAACACGAAGAGGATGTGGACTCTTCAATACAGTTTCTGGCAGGAGGCGGGGTTAAAGACTTCGCTGAGTACCGGGAAGTAGTAGGCAGGATTCGAGGTCTCCGGCTTGCTATCCAAACCACAACAGACCTTTTGCGTTCTATGAAAGATAACGACGATGAGTGAACCCCAATCCACCTTAACTGACGAGGAAGTTGAAGCCCAACTACCTAAACCCGTCGGATACAGGTTGCTAATTGCTATGCCTACGCTAGATAAAACGTTTGGCAGTGGCATCATTAAATCTGACAAAACCCTGCATGAGGAGCGAATCCTCACCGTAGTTGGTTATGTCTTAGACATGGGTGAGCAGTGCTACTCTGACAAAGACCGTTTTGCAAGCGGGCCTTGGTGCAAGATAGGTGACTGTGTTGTGTTTCGCGCTAACTCTGGCACCCGCCTCATAGTTAACGGCACGGAATACCGCCTGATGAACGACGATTCAATTGAAGCCGTTGTAGCCGATCCGCGAGGCATTTCGCGTGCATAAGGAATAAATCATGCCAATGGAAAAAGTATCATTTGAGTTCCCTGACCCAGATAGCGCCGCCGATGACGACGTTAATGTTAAAGAAGATGGGTCTGTAGAAATTAAAATTGCTGGGCGGGAAGACCCGTTTGCCGACAAAAAAGAGGCTAAAAAGCGACAGGTCAATGACGACGATGATGACGTAGACATCGAAATTGTTGACGACCGCCCAACACAAGATCAAGACAAAAAGAAGTCCCGACCTCCAGAAGACCTGACCGACGGGGAGCTAGAAAACTACTCGGAAAAGGTTAGAAAACGCCTACAACGTTTTAGTAAGGGTTACCACGACCAACGCCGCGCGGCGGAAGATGCTACCAGAGAGCGCGAAGAGGCTGTAGCTTACGCACGCACATTACAGGCCGAGGTTGGTCAGCTACGTGGCAACTTGTCTAAAAACCAAGAAGTCATGTTAGATCAGGCCAAGCGAAATGCTGCATCTGAGTTAGATCAGGCCAAAATTAAGTACAAGCAGGCGTACGATTCTGGTGACGGGGACGCGGTGGTTGAGGCGCAAGACGCACTAACTGGCGCAAAAATGAAAGTTGAGCGAGTAAATAATTTTAAACTACCCGCTTTACAAGAACCTGAAACTACTGTACAAACAAGGGTATCCACTCCAACACCGTCTGTTGACGCCCGAGCTACGGATTGGCAAAAAACCAATTCATGGTTTGGGTCAGATGATGAGATGACCAGTTTTGCGTTGGGGTTGCATCAAAAACTGGTCAAGCAGGGCGTCAACCCTAAATCTGACGACTACTACGAGAAGATCAACTCTCGTATGCGACAAGTGTTCCCAGACGCGTTTGCCAATTCCGACGCAGATGATGAGCATGAACTAGTGAGTGACGAGCCTCGCCGAAAGGCAAATGTCGTTGCGCCAGCCACAAGAAGCGTTGCCCCTCGAAAGATCACGCTGACACGTACGCAGGTAGCATTGGCAAACAAACTCGGTGTATCACTGGCAGACTACGCCAAACAGGTTGCAATAGAAATGAGGAAACAAAATGGCTGAAAATCGACTTAACCGAGAACTTGAAACTCGTGATAAAACAGTACGTAAGCGTAGCTGGGTTCGTCCCGAAACGCTACCCTCTCCCACACTGGAAGAAGGGTACGACTTTCACTGGGTGCGTATTAGTACTCGTGGCGAAGAGGATCCCATGAATATTTCTTCAAAACTACGTGAAGGCTGGGAACCTGTTAAGGCGTCCGACCATCCAGAGATTTATGTTGGAGGCATCGAAAACGAGCGCTTCAAAGATAACGTAATCATTGGTGGGTTGATGCTTTGCAAAGCCCCCGTCGAATTGGTTGAAGACCGTAATGACTATTTCAGTCAGCAGGCCACAAACCAAATCCACTCTGTGGATAACAACTTTATGCGCGAGAACGATCCCCGTATGCCGCTCTTTAATGAACGCAAAACGAAGGTGACTTTTGGCACTGGTAACTAATTTTTAGGAGCTTAAAATGGCTTATCCCACGGTATCAGCCCCTTACGGGCTAAAACCGGTCAATCTGATCGGTGGTCAGGTTTTTGCAGGTGCTACCCGCAATATTCCTATCGCTTCTGGCTACGCAACCGGCATCTTCAATGGTGACTTGGTTAAATTGTCAAGCGACGGCGTTATTGTTAAAGACACCGGCACCGCAACTGCTACGCCTGTCGGCGTGTTTGTTGGCTGTTCGTACACCGACCCTGTGTTGAAGTACCAACTGTTTAGTCAGCAATTCCCCGCTGGCACTGTCGCTTCTGACATCCAAGCAATCGTCGTTGACGACCCCGACACCCTGTTCAAGGTTGCCGTTGTGTCTGGTACGACTGTTATTGATGGCGTCGGTCAAACCGTTGTTGGCAACAACATGGCTTTGGTGCAAAACGCAGGTGACACTAACACTGGTGACTCTAAGGTAGCTGTGCTGTCTTCGTCCGCCGCTACCACTAACACATTGCCCGTGCGTGTGATTGCTGGTGTAGCTGAGACTGTTGACGCCGCGGGCGACTTCACCGAAGTTATTGTTAAATGGAACTGGGGCATGCACCAGTATCAAAACGCCACTGGCGTTTAAGGAGTTAAATCATGGCTATTTCACGTGCCCAACTACTCAAAGAACTCTTACCCGGACTAAACGCTCTGTTTGGTTTGGAATACAAGAAGTATGGTGAAGAACACAAAGAGATTTTTGAAACAGAATCTTCTGACCGTTCTTTTGAAGAAGAAACCAAGCTGTCAGGCTTCAGCGCAGCCCCCGTCAAAAACGAGGGTTCAGCAATGGCTTACGACAATGCTCAAGAGGCATGGACAGCGCGCTACACGCACGAAACCATCGCTATGGGTTTCAGCTTGACTGAAGAAGCTATTGAGGACAACCTCTATGATTCTTTGTCAGCTCGTTACACCAAAGCTCTGGCTCGCGCTATGGCGTACACCAAGCAGGTTAAAGGCGCCGCAATTTTGAACCAAGCCTTTGCTAACACCACTTATGGTGACGGTCAAGTCCTGTGTTCAACTGCGCACCCACTGATATCTGGTGGTACCAACTCTAATCGTCCTACCGTCGCTGCTGACTTAAACGAAACTTCTATGGAAGCCGCCGTTATTCAGATCGCTGGCTGGACGGACGAGCGTGGTTTGTTGATTGCTGCTAAGCCTGTCAAGTTGGTCATTCCCCCAAGCCTGCAATTCGTTGCTGAGCGCTTGTTGAAGACTGACTTGCGCGTTGCTACTGCTGACAACGACATCAACGCGTTGCGCTCAATGAACGCTATCCCCGG